GGACCTCGCCTTTCCGCGTCGGTGGCGCAGGATACTTTGGCTTCTTTCCAGCCTTCTCTTCGGGCTCTTCCTTGTCCTTCCCCTTGGGAGCCTTCTCCTCGGGGTACGGGTATTCCTCGGGCTTCTTTCCAGCCTTCTCTTCGGGCTCTTCCTTGTCCTTCCCCTTGGGAGCCTTCTCCTCGGGGTACGGGTATTCCTCGGGCTTCTTTCCAGCCTTCTCTTCTTCCTCTTCTTCCTCTTCTTCCTCGTCTTCCTTGGCCTTCTTCTTCCCAGGGTACGGATACGCCTGGGGCTTGCGGGCCTTCTCCATCTCACTGACCAGTTTCTCCATCTGGCCAGCGATCTGGTCGAGGCGAGCTTTCATCTCGAGGAGGAGCGGCGTCGCAGCATCAGCGCTCGGCTGCGCTTGCTTCTGAGTCTCGCTAGTTTTAGACTCAGGTGCTTGCTGGCTTGATTGCGGTTTGGTAGGAGTTTCCGAAGGCTTGCCTTCGGATCCTGCATTCTCTAGCATAGAGAGGTCTTCGGGTGTGTTCAGGATTTCCTCTTCAGACATTTTCTGTCGGGCGGGCTTCGTTTGCATTCGTAAAAGGCTTACTAGTGGGATGCTCTTCACGACCGCGAAGAGTGCTCCTGGATTCGCTCCTTTCTCGCAGACCGTGATGCTGTGGAGCTCCAGCCGTGGGATGACTCGGAAGCATCGTCCGCCTGCGCATTCTACACGACGCTCGAGGGCGAGTCCGCTGATGCTGAAAGCGCGAAGTTGGCCTTTCAGGATGGCGTCCCATACGCGATCGGCGGCTACGAGATCCTTGCGTAGACGAACGACGACGAAGAGGCCGCGATCGTCAACATGGGAGCGCCAGATGCGATGTTTCGAGTCCTTGTATCCTGTGATGACTTCGCCGATGGGGATATCGGTATGGAAGACGTGGACGAGTCTAAACTTCGGGTTCGCCATGAACTTGGTGAATGCTTCATGCCAGGCTTCTGCAGGAATGAGCTCTCCCTGGGCGTCTATGATCTCGATATTCGCGTAGCCTGCGATGATCCGATCGGGCTCCTGGAGGATAATCTGGGCCTGAGCGGGCAGCGTGAACTTGACTAGACGATACGGAATGTTCCGCTCGATTATCTCGAGTGAGAGTCGGCATTTGAATGGGTTGCCGCCGCAGACCTCGCATTCCCGTGGATCCACGGCGCATGTCTGCATGAGCAATTGGGGTCTAGGCATCGCGATCTCCTATCCTGGTCCTTCGCGGGTTCGACGCATGTGCCAGAACTTCGATCCTGGTTCTTCGCGTCCGAGCAGCCAAGTTCCTTTCATCTGGCCGCTTTTGAATTGGACGCGGATGAGATTCGGCGTGTGTTCGAGGACTTCGACGTCGCCGTGATCAATCATCTCGACCCAAGCGGGCGTCTCTTTGGTCGGATTCCAAGGATTGAAGCCTGCTTCGCTTGGCTTGGCATCCCCGCTCGGTTCCAAGTATTCAGGACCCTTCCTGCCGCGTTCCATAACATCGCGGCCCTCGGATGGTTTCTCGTAGCCTGAGACCTCACTCTCCTCGAGCGGGTTTCTCTCGAGGACCAGATGGAAGAGCGGTAGCTTGCCGAAGTCGATGCGGAGATCCCAATGTTGCGTCGACGGGCCCTCGCGGACGACTTTCTGCTTCTTCCAGTAATGCCACTGGATTACGTAGGGATAAGCGGCTTTCTCGATTCTCTGTCCATGCAGTACGGCGTCGAAGTCGATCTTCAAGCGGCCTTCCTGAATGGCGTCGACAAGGAGATCTCGGGCCGTCCTTGCGCTTTCGCCCTTCTCATTCCAATATCTGAACTGGAGAGGGAGCTGAGAGCGGACTTCTTCTGGGAGCGCTGAGAATCCATCTGGCGGCATCCATTTCTTCTCGACGGCTTCACGGCTCAGCACGTAGGGCCTTTGGTCCACGGGTTGAATGAGGCTCCAGAAGTATGGATCTCGGAAGTCCTCAGCCTCAACGCCGACGGGCAGGATGTCGCGAGCCTGTTTCTCGAGGCGGCCCAGGAGACGGAAGGCGATTCGGCCCTTGAAGATCTTGCCGTTCAGGAAGTATTCGTGGAAGTAGGGTTTCTGCGCTCCAGTCTGAATTGTGCCATCCTCGACGATGAGGAATACTCCGTACTCGTATCGAGTTGCGCCGACCTGGCCAGGCTCGACTCGGCCCTCGAACTTCATCCAGGGAAGCGGTTCCTTCGCCTTCCTGGAAGCGTACAATTGAGCGGGCCTGACTTGGCCTCCGCGGACTCGGCGGAGTTTAACGCGTCCCTTCTCGAAGTCAATCTTCCAGGCGTCGGAGTTCGCGAACCATTTCTTTGCGTCTGTCAGAGTCTCAACGGATTCTGTGATGACTCCTGGATTCTGGGCTGAAATGGTCCATCCGATCAAGTACTTCTTCTCGGGTCCCTGGAAGCGTAGATCGAGATGCGCGCCTTTTCCGCGGTAGTGGGCATGCATCATGTAGTCGTGTCGTTTGTCCTCGGGCAGATATTCCATGTAGGGATCCGCTTGCTTCTCGAGGCGCCCCTCGGCCTGCTTGTAGAAGAGCTCCTTGAATTCGTCTTCCTCGAGCTCCTCGACCTTGAGCGGCTTGTGTGGGCGCAGGACCAGATCGTAGATTGGGGCGTAGTCCCAATTCGGCCCGTACGGACTTGAGGAGTACTGGGTTTCCTTCCCGCCGAAATTTCGTTCCAGGATACGATCGAGCTTCAATCGCAGCGCAGGATCTAGCCGCAGAATGAATCTGCCTTGTGGATCTCGTTCACAGCGAGCGATTATGTCGATATCGTTCGGCTCGCGGTCTGTGTAACCTTCTGCGTGGTAGATGAGGCTGCCCGCGATTGAGATGAATCCTGGAATCCAGACGAACTCTGGGAACTCAAGCGTCTCAAGTTGTTTCCTGACTTGCGGAAGCCTGCGCGGTTCCAAAGCCGCTAGACGCTGCATCACCAGGACAGGGTCTGGTCGGCTCTTCTCGGGGACGGGCTCGCGGACCCGCATCACATAGCCCGTGTAGTATGGAAACTCGGGATCCTCAGTTTCGTGGAGTATGATCTCTTCCGCTGCGACTCGAAGGATCTCTCCTGCGTTCAGCTTGAATGTCGTGGCATCACTTGTGCCGATGAACATATACCATCGGTCGTCGTGCTTGCAAGCTTTCTCGCCGATCGCTTTCGCATATTCGGCCGCGATCGGGCCGATGCCGAGATCGTAGTTGAAGACCGTCGGAACCTTCGTCTGGTTCCGTTGCAGGATGATGCCGTCGATTTCGTATTCGCGTTTAAGCTTGGCCCAGGCTTTGTTTTGAGGCGCCTCGTAGACGCTATCCGCTCGCTTTATCATGACGCCCTCTGAGAGCTTCTTGAATTCGAGCAGGTTGACGGGCAACGAAGAAGTGGCCTACTTTTCCATCAGCTTGTCGATCGTAGCCTCGAACCGTTTGTGGCTGCGCGGTATCAGATAGGCGAGAGCGTCCTTGCCAGGATCCTCGGAGAGATAATCGGTGAGGAGATGGATATGGTCGGTTCCAGTGAATTCCTTCAGGAATTTGATCCGTTCTGTTAGAGGCTGATCGCGGAGATCCTTGCCGTCGAACTCGAGGCAGTCGAAGACGATTAGGTGGAGAATCTTCGCCCGCTCGGTCGGGTCGAATTTCCCGTTGAGCAGGGCCGTAACCATGGTTCGGTGCAGCGTCTCTTTGCTTTCTGGTTCGAGCATCACGGCCTCGGAGTCAAGCCTGAAATTATCGAGCTTCATGGCTTCGAGCTCTTTGACTTGATGTGGTAAGCGGTGATCTACGCGACGTGGGTAGTCGCTCCAGATCTCTACGCGGCCGTTATGCTTCTGGCTCTGGATCCTCTCGCCATCCCATTTGACCTCGAGCACGAGCTCAGCATTCTCAGGCTTGAAGGCGTCGATCTCCTGGAGATCTTCGAGTTCGAAGATGCGCCAGGCGGGCTTTGCTCGTTCGACGTAGATCTTCTGCATCGTTTTGCCGAGTGGGGCCTCCTGGAGGGTGTCGTCAAGAAAGTCGTGCATGAAATGACGAAAGTCTCTGCGTGCAAGCTCCTGGGCTACGAAGTAGTGAGCGTTCGCGATATCCTCGCGAGTCGTGCCGTCCAGCGAATCGTGTTGGTCAAGCAAGCCCCAGAGCTGATGCATCCGCAGATGCAGATTGAGAACCTGTTTGGCGTCCTCGCGTCGGAGCGTAGAGGGATTGATCTCCTTGACTGGAATCTTTCTCAGATCTTGGCTTCCCGAATCCTCAAGGGGCGCAAGGATCAGAGTGGCAACTGGGGTGCCCTTGCTCACATAGACGATGCGTAGCCGCTCGGGCAGCTTGAAGTTGGCGGCAATCATCTCGCGTCGGCTTCCAAGCTCTCCTTCATATGCAGTTGGTTCAGTCACCGTGACGGTGCGGAGGTGTCCAAGCCTCTCTAGGGCGTCTCGCGCTTTGGTATTCCAAGAATGCGTTAGGATCCACTTTCCCTTTGCAGAGTGGAGTCGGGCGGTTAATCGTATGAAGATCTTTTCGGCTTCTTCGGGTGAGCTTCCTGGAAAGTGTTGCCCGCCTTCTCTCATGCCTGGGCTTTGCAGGTATGGCGGATCAAGAAAGAAGAGCGTGTTCGCTGAATCGTATTCTCGCATGACGCCCTCGAAGTCTTTGTTGAGAATCACGACATCTCGAAGCCTTTCTTTGTAGGCTTGGCGTCGATCAAAGAGAAGTTGCGGGAAACCACTCGATGCGCGGCTCGGAGCGTAGTTGCCAGGCCCAGTATTCCCACGGTAGCCATAGCGCATGAGGTACATGATGCGATAGACTCGGCCGATGTTGCTGTCAGGTTTGGAAACGCGAAGCTCTTCCCATCGTCTCTCGGAGGGCCTCCATTCCATAGCCTTGATCTTTTCCCAATCGGCATCGCTTGCATCACGAAGAAACTTGAGAAACCCAATGTATTCAGGGTTCACATCGTTGAGAATTTCCTTCTTGCTTCGCGGCTTCGCGAAGAATACTCCTGCTAGACCGCAGAACGGCTCGCAGTAGATTTCGTGGTCGGGCATCAGTTTGACGAGCAATGCACGGAGGCGGCGTTTGCCAGAAGGATGCTGGCCAGGCGGTGGCAATCTCTCCTCGCTTATGTCGAGTTTGATGACTGGCTCGGCGGCCTGTTCTCTGGAAGTGTCCAATGTTGATTCTACTCGATCGTGTTGAGCATCGTCGACTTCGGGCAGGTCTTGGCTGCAAAGATGCGGGCGGCCATGAGTTCAGGTTGCGCGAGTGAATAGGCCCATATCTTGTAGGTCTGATCGGACCCCGCGCATTTGACCGAGTGCTGTTCTCGTCGGACGATCGGCGCGAGCTGCGCGAGACGCTGGCTTACGACGTCTGGAGGCTCGTTCAGAACCCTCGCTAGGTAGCGGCCTGTTGCGGGCTTGCGGATCTTTGAGAGCGTTTCCAGGAGCCTTCGATCAAGGCCCGTCAAGCTAGGTTTCAAGTCGTTTCATCTTTTCAGGATGTAGAATCTTGTTGAGCTCAATCGTGATCTCGGCGAGCATACTGTTCATGGATTTGACAGGTCTGCCGAAGACGACTCTGCGGATCGGCTCCGCGTAGAAGCGGTAGCCTTTGTCCACGATCGGGATGACGGTGCCCTTCTTGACCTCGCGTCGAACCACGATCTCGCGAATCCGATCGTTCGGAATAAGCTGCTCAAGTTTTGCGTCGTCAAGGACGATATCGCCGATGCCTGTGAGCGGGCCTGGCAGCCGCGGGTCTAACTCTTTTGCATCCTTGACGGGACGCCAACGGTCCCGAGGTCCGCGTTTAGTGGACCTCGTCATCATGGTTTCTCCATGTTTGGTCTCACTTGTTTATTGCAGTGTTTCATCTCAGCGGTCTGCTGGATCACTAGAAGGGATTGGCTCCCAATAGTCCCAGACCTTGAACACAGCAACAACATTCGTCTTGTCAGCAAATGGTTCGGTCACAACGAGTGTACCGTCGGCTTTGTTGATGACTTCAAGCCGATTATGGCTTGAGTAGACGATTTCCTTTCCGCTAACGACAACTTTGATTTTCAACAACAACTCACCTCCCCATCTCTCACCCGTCATTTTGAGAGAATTAAGAAGCCGCCCATTCCGAGCGAACCCCCTGTCAGGGCTTCACTCCGCAATCTCCCAATGGCAGCGGCACATCACATGCGCAGGCATCTCAGGCAGCGGCTCATCGAGCTCGTACTCGTCCTCGTTCTCCTCGCAGACGGTACAGACCGTCTCATCGGCCATCGTGACCCAGAGGATCCGTCGCCTTTCCTCGGGAGGCCTTTCGGCTTCGACGACTGTGACGGTTTCACGGACCGCGGTATTCACTGTAGACCATGTGAAATGATGAGCGAGGTCCGAGAGGCGAGCGAGTAGGCCCTGGAGGGTCCGCCAGAATTCCTCGATCGGCATCTTGGATCATCATTCTCGATCTCGCAGACGCGATCTCGCTTCGATGCCTAGGCGATGATCCTGGTGATGTGTGAGAAACTGATCGACGATGCGCTGTGTGAGCGGGTACCCCGTCGTATTTGGCATTACGCCGATCTGGCATGTCTCGCAGAATAGTTTGGTGACTTCCTGGACGAGTATTCTGATCGGCAACGTTTAGGAGCTTCTCACTGAAGTCTAGGCTTGGCTTTGGGCGTCTCCCAGGATTGATCGGAAATCTATGAGAGCTCCCTCAAGTACCGCGGTTATTCGCCTCAACGCTTCAGGCGGAAGCTCCTTGAGGGATTCGAACCCACGGCGTTCACGAGCGGGGAGCATGCGCCTGAGCATCTGATTATATTTCGTGAGGGCGATCTCCTCAAGGGTCGGTCGGTGTTTCGTTATGGTCTCCTCTCCGAGCTTCAGGGCCCCCTCGCGGGTGATCTGCCGATCTCGGTAGTGGAGAAGTATCGCGCGAAGCTTTCTTGCGAGGCTGCGTTCCTCTTTGATTGCGAGACGCGTCCAATCTGGCTCGGTGTGTTCGGGTCCTCCTGGAATCGTGGGCTTCGCCTTAGAGAAAAAACGGCTCTTCTCCAAGATGGCTCCGCTCTCTTCGGAGATGTGGGGCCCTGGAACTCCTCGGGCCTCAGGCGGAGATTCGGCGGGCGGTTTCCCTTCGCCACTGACGATAAGGTCACCTGTGTTGGGGTCGATCTTGACCTGGAACCCTCCCGCGAGCCATCTTTCTGCGGCGCGGGCCCGTATCTCATGGATCTGTACTTGGCGGAGTTCGTCTCGTAGCTCGATATCCTTGAACGTAAGCTCCCAATCGTAGATCTTCAAACGTTCGAGCAGTTGATGATTCAACGCGGAGACGACGCTGCGCTGGATCTCCTGTATAGTGCGGTTCTGGACGTCGAGTTGCATGCGTGGGTTATTGCCCGCGCGTCCACTCTCGATTATGCTGACGAAGACTGGTGTGACGCCGAAGACGCTTGTGACTTTCTCGATGCCGAACTTGAACCAGTCGAGGCTTTGCATCTCCTCTGGGTCAGGCATGGATTCGATGAATTCGGCCTTGAGAGGTTTCTCTCCAAGCGCGCCCGTGCCGATCCAGGCTTGTCGGACGCGGAGCGAAGGACGCATTTCGCCTGTGACTGGGTCGATGATCTGCTTTGCTTCGATATCTTTCTCGATCTGCGCCTTGATCGAGTTCACATGGGCCTGGTCGAGGCCTTCGAAGACGAGGAAGCCGCTGACGTAGCCCGTGCTGTAGATCTCAGTGTTATAGTCCAGCATCATGCGGAGCATGATCAGCCATTTCCAGACACTCAGCGGCCTCGGGCGGCCGTAGAGCTCGGGCAGACGCTGGGTCGAGGACCCGTGGATCATCTCGTCGACGCCCCAGCGCGAACGGATCTCGCCATGGACTTCCTGGAGATACCCTGCCATGGTGAGCGGGCCCTGGCAGATCGGACACCTCGGCGTCTCCCCGCTTTCGATCTCTTCGGGCTTCAGCGTATAGTGGACGTCCTTCTGGTAGCATTTCGGGCAGAAGTATTGATCGGAGCGGATGCGCCCTTTCTCGTCAGCGACGATTCTGAGCCAGCGTGGATCCTCAACGTAGATCTCGGAGACTTTCTTCTCGATCTTCTTTGTCTCGGGATCGAGGACGTCCTGGTAGGTGACGCTCAGCCACCAGTTGCCTAGTTTCAGGTCGTCCTCTACGATCGTGCGTATGATGCGGTCCCAATCATCAGTAGCGTTTGGTCGCTTCAAGATCTCGTCGAGGACTTTGCGTTCGCTGGGAGCGGGGCCGCGGAATTCTGTGCCTTTGCATTCCTGGCATTCCTTGATCTCCGATTGGTATTCGCTTCCGCATTTCGAGCATTTGTGAACGAAGCGGGGCTTGATCTCGAGTCCTGGTCTAGCGACTTCTTGCGTCAGCGTCCGTGTGATCATCTCCATGACGAAACTCTGATCGCAGATATCCTGGAGGAGCTCAAGGTTCCATTCTGGTTCGCGAAGTACTGGGCCAGGCATGAACATATATCGGCTGATTACGCCGCGGCCCTTGAAGAGCTCCTCCTCGAGCAGGGACAGAACCTTGGAGCTAGCGAGCATCCGTACTAGACTAAGACGGATCTTGTCTGAGACGCTCGATTTACTCAACCGATTCACCTTGAACCGCGTAGGAAGAATTCACTGTCTTCGTCCCGACGTCGCAGCAGATCATCGTAGGCGGAAGGAGGCTCGAAGAGTGCGGCGCCAGGAGCCAAGTGGGATCTGGTGATGCGAAAGGCGATTTCGAGCGCGTCCAGAGTGTCCTTGCGGCCTTTCGGAAATTGCAGATACTCCATCAAGAGCTCGTCTTGGCCAGTTCGCGCGATACAGATCGTGCCATTCTGGAAATAGGGCGCGAGGCCGAGGATCCTCAAATCCTTATTCCGAGTCTGCTCGATCGGAACGACGGGGAATAGCCCGCGCTTAACCCATTGGGGAAGAGCCTTCTGGTAGGCAACGGCTTCGATCCCGATCTTCTCAGGCTTCCATGCAAGCGCCAGGCTTTCGACCGCCGCAACCTGAGCTGGAAAGTCCAGTTGCTTCCTCTCGTAGTCGAGGACAAAGGTTCGGCCTTCCCTGGAGATGCCCAACGTCAAGCCTACGGTGGGATTGGCGGTCGTGGCTTCGCTGATTCCGAGATCCCATCCTTGGAAGAGGAGTAGGTCGGCGCGGCTTGGCAGGGTGTGGATTTTCTTCGCTGGATCGTCGATTGCAGGATCCCAATAGTGGAGCCATTCTTTCTTGAGTTCGGTTCCTTCGATCGGGCTAGGATTGTGGAGGTACTGTGCGCTCCACATTATCGGGCCGACTTCTGCCTTCTTCGACAGAAGCGTGGTCAGCGGCCATCTCGCATCCCATAGGACGTTATTGGCCTCGTCTATCGCGGGGAGCACGAGCTGGGTGCATCCGTCTGATGATACTTGCGGCCATTTCGCGTCCCATTCCTCGAGGAGCTCTGCGTAGCGGTCGAGGTAGCTCCATCTTGTGCCTACGACAAAGAGACGACCGTCGGGTTCGAGCCTTTCGAGCAGTTCCTTCTTGAACCATGTTCGCAGTCGGTCTCGCAGCGATTCGCTGTTCGCCCAGTCCTCGTCTACGATGTCATCACAGATGATTTCGTCGACGCGGCGTCCGATGATGGCTTGCTCGACGCCGATGGCCGTGATAGACGGATCTTTCTGCGGAAGAGCAGTCGGGGAGCGGGAGACAATGATTTCATGTTGTGACCATTTGCTGGGATGGAATGGTTTGAGGTCTCCGAAGATCTCGA